ACTGTAGACAAAGATCTAGTACAGGCTTTTAATCAGCAGATTGCTATAGGACAGGCAGCGACAGACGTACAGTTTGGTAATGACCTGTCAAGAATACTAACACTTGCGTTTAACAGCGACCCTGACTTCAAGGGTAGACTGCCAACTATGTTTGAGGGAGTCATGTCAACCTTGGGTAATGTTGGTGCAGGATTTACTCGACCACTATCTTTGTTCAACACATTGGTAGGATATGGAGTACAAGAAACAACACCCTATGATATTACTCCTCAGATAGATAGACGACTTGCAAGAGGTGGATTTGAAAAGTTTTCTCTTAACAGTTCTAGATACGTAGATAATATTATAGAGGGAGTTCTTAGTTACGTTAACGGAGAGACTACACTTATTGGAGAAGAGAAAAGAGTTGCATCAAGAGAGGGAAGTGTGTTTGATCCTAGTCCCTATAGATCCTCTACAGGACAAAGAGTAAAACAACCACGCACATTTGCCAACATTGTGTTCGGTATGGTTGATAAACCTGAATGGAAAACAGGAATGTACACAGGCATACCTGAGTTTGACAACTTTGCTAATAAAGTATTAGCGCCTTTAATTGAAAGTGAAGCAGAGCTACTATTAAAGGACGAAAGCTTTATCAAAGGTAACGCTGACTATAAAAGGAAAAAAGTTAACGAAATGATGCAGGAAGTTAAAGGTAATATGCGAAAGTATTTAACTGCTGTGCCTAAAAGTGAAGAGGGTTTGCTCTACAGAATGAAGAAGCTTGACTCAAAACCAAAAGCTGTCCTAAAAAGAGCTAGAGAAATAACAGATATAAGAGATGTTGATATAAGGGATATGTCAGAGCATGAAGTATCTATGCTTGAGGCTGCCCTAGAGTATATTGCTGACGAGTAAAAAAAAGGGGAGTCTAAGCTCCCCCTGAGTTTAATACCATTTGGTATATAATTTAAATGGATCTGATGTCCATGAAGATGTTGTAACTCCAAGAGCTTTTAACTCCTCTCGTACAGCTTCATCGGCAGACTTACGTGCTTCCATAGCAGATTTAAGACCTGCCATCTTTCTTTCACGGTAAGCTTTTTTCATATCATAAAGTTGTTCCTCCAACTCTTTGATTTCCTTTGCCATATCTTCAAGACTAATATCACTTTCCATTTTTACCTCCGTTTTTTTGAAAGCTTTTTCTGCTTCTCTCCTCGCTGAAGTCATGTCGCCTCCCCAAGTTGCGATAATACGCAGCGTTAAAGCCACGTTCCCATTCTTTAGAAGCTACACTTCCAAGGTGAAAGGGATTACCTCTCAGCATCTTTGTTCCCTCAGAGAGTTTACCTCTCGCAAAGACACTGTATCCTTGTTCATACGGTTTCATCGTCACTCACAAAGTTTGTTCTATCAGAACAAGATATAATTAGAACCTCGCTGTTTGGATATATCTTATCTAAATGCTGTCTAAGGGTGCTACCAATATGTTCCTGATTATCAGATATGTATTTTGTACACTCTTTATAACTAGAAAACGTGCCAACTTTGTACTCTAGGTTCTCGACAATGCCATTAAACAGTATTGTTGCAAATATTATTACAGTACTCATGTTATATCCACAATCTCACACGAGTCCCCTGAACAAGCGAATGTCTGAGAAGACTGTGTGTTATCTTCCTTCTCATAACTTTGAAATTTACTCCAATCTATATGTCCGAACTTACTGCTAAACTCATTGTATACTTCTTCTGTACATTCCTGATAGGGTGCTTGTTGATAAGTATGATCGGAGTGTGGTAAGAAAGAAACACCTGACATCTCGTCAAAGTGTTTAAACACAAACGCTCCCACTTCCATCCACTCGTCATCTCGCACAGAAATGGTCACTGACGGCTTGTGTTCACACCAATGCCTCTGATACGTGAGCCACGTTTGTAGCTGTTCTACTGCTGTCATATCGTCTCTCATCACTGATTTACGAGGTGACTTCATAGGAAAGCTAAACACCATGTTTGTGTCAGGCTTCATTACATCAGGTTCACTAGGAACACCACTGTCTACCATGAAGTTAGTGAGAGGATCTTTATTATCGCCCCTAACGGTACGAATATAATAACTGCTATGACGAGGGTGGATACCACTGCTTGAGTCAACAAGCTGTGATACTGTCCCACTTGGTTTGACACAGGTGATTGCTGTGCTTTGGGGGATTCCAAAGATTGCTGACCACTCTTTGTTTGTTTCGACAGCGATTTCTCTGAGGGCTGTAAGTGTTTTGTCGAGTCCATTTTTCTTTCCACTAGTCAATTCGTTATCCATTATCCCTGTAAGGCTAACACCTAGTAGTCTCTCCTCCTCAGTGTTGGTCTTCCATACCTTACGCAGATAAGGGAACTTAGTTAAGGTAGCCTGTGCTGTACCAAGTATAGTCGCAAGCATTACCTTCCTCTTCAGATCTTCAAACTTATCTTTCTCTCGTATTACAACTTCTGTTAAGTTGCAGAACTGATAAGGTCTAAGTATTATTTCACTGCAAGGATTAGTGCCAAACTCATAGTTAGCATCTCTTCTGCCAAACTTCTTTGCCTGTTCCTTTGCAGATGTTCTATTAAATATGCCACGTTCTCCTGACTTTGATTCAACAAGAGATGTCCACTCCCTTAGGAATGTCTCTCCGTCAGGCTTATCCGTGTAGCATACAGAGTTATTAGCCAATGCCATCTGTGGTGTTGTCTCCCACCACTGTCCTGACTTAGCGTGACGCATACGTCCATCAGATAGATTAGACAAGCTTATCATAGCAGAACGTCTAACACCACCTGACACTACAACTTCTCCAACCTTGCACATTAGATTATGACAATCGTAGCTAGACAGTTTACGTCCTGCGTTGTCTTTAAATAAAGCTGTTGTAAAGTTAAATAAATCAATTAAAGGTGCAGGACCTGATGCTCTGCCACCAAAGATTTGTAGCCTAGAACCTGCAGGTCTAACTTTTGACGTATCCCAATGTGGTGACTCCCCCATATACAGATGTCCTATCAGCTTGCGTAACGCTTTCGCCCATCCCTCTTTGCTGTCTTGTACATCTATGACGGTATCAACTTGCTCTATTGTTTGTGGTATCTCAGGTAGCTGATTAACGTACTGTCTCTCCACAGAGAACCCAACACCTGTACCACACAATAGTATATACATCGCCTCGTCAAAAGACTTTGGGTCATCGACAGGAAGGTAGCTACAGTTGTACCCTGCTGTGTTATCTCTCTCCAATGCAAGACCTGCTGTCATCAACGCTCTCATAGACGGCATAACCTCTAAATTAGTTATAGCCTCTTTTATCTGTTGCACAGGCAAGTGTCCCTTAACCTTCAACGACATAAAGTCAACGTACCTATTGACTGTCTCTTCCCATGTTTCTCTTCTGTTTTCGTTTGGTAGCCATCTAGCGTACCTAGATATAGCAATAAATTTCTGATAATCGTTCATATTTTTGTCACCTTTATGCTGTTAATTTCAATGTCGTCCATATCATAAAGAAGATCTTTTACTATATCTGATATAACTTTTTCACCTTCTTTTTTCTTAGATGCTGAATCACAGGTTACAGGTAGATGGCTAGACTCATCATCTATCTCAACCTCTGCTGTAATCTTAAACTTCATTCGATCATACTCCTGTTCTCTATGTCCCTGATCATGGCTTTTAAATACCACTCTGCTTTTTTTAAATCCTCAACACCGTTTTTGTACCTCCATCTGTGGAGATACTTTATCACATTGCCCTGACAATAGGAAGAAAAGTGTTCGTTTAATTGTTGTTGAATATAATCAATACACTCCATACCACCATTATTATAGTGGGGAGGACTATTAACTTTATCTACTTCCATTTGCTCAGTGTTCCTAGTTGTATGCGTTTCTTCTTTTCTGTCAACCATTTTTTAGGTATCTCCTTATCTGTCCATTTAAATCCATATTTGTCACACCAATCACAATATCTTGTCTTTGACCCTTTGTTAATTACATTATATGCGTTCTGAAACAAAAAGCGTATGTCTAGCTCAGGATACTGCTCTTGTATTAGCAGGTGCTTCACCCTGTCTTTTGCTTTGAACCACCCTTTCGCCTCAATAATAATACCATTGTTAAGAACAAAGTCAGGCTTGTAGAGCCTAAACATTTGCACTGCGTATCTGATTGACATCTTTTCATATCTAATCCTTTGCTTGAGAAGGCGCAACTCTTTGGCTACGCTCTCCTCAAACTTGCTCCTAAATTGTATCTTGGGCATCAGCTAACTTCACATAGTTTATTAAGGGTGGATTGCTAGACCTTGACACCTTTGAAGGTAGAACCTGTAGATTGTCCCAACACTTTTCTCTGTAGTTACACAAACTACACTCTATACCAAGCTTCATGTTGCCACTAGGCTTGCCATAGTATGTTTCCTCTACAGGTTCATAGCACCGTTCAAATGGCTCGTCATCTTCAATGTAAGATATAGTGTCCTCTATCTTTTCGTACTCAGAGTCCATATCTACATCACTAGCACTCACATACTTAAAATTACCATTAGCTTTATTGATTACCCACCAACCACCAACAGGTACACCTTTAGCCTTGGCATATCCCACAAGTTGTGAGACATAACCAAAACTATCTTTCCCTTGTAACGTAGCAAAGTCCGTAAACTTATTCTCGTATGCCCAAGGGGAGGCTGATTTAACATCGTCAACCTTGCCGTTCAAAACTAGGTCATATGTTCCCTCAACCTTCTTACGTTTAGTCTGTAGTTCGACATGCTCACTATCCTCAAACTCAACCTTTGAAGCCCTGAGTAAGCCCTTAAACACAGCTTCAATGATATCCCCCAATATCATATTGATAATAAAGAATGGTGAGTCAGCTAACTTAGACTCAGGAGAGTTCTTATCAAACCACAACTGACATCTTTTACGTCCGATGTTAGACATGCGTAGTCTGAAAGTCCTCTTCTCTCCTGAGAATTGACGAGTCATAGCTTCCTGTACGTCCTTAGCTACGAGGTCAATAGTAGCCTTATCCATACTAGTTTCACCTAGCATGACTTTCTGTAAGAAAGAATGAATCGCCAGTTCTGCAGGATGGTTCATCTACTCGTCAATCTCAACTACGTTAGCAACTATTTCAGACTCATCGTCAGACAATTCCTCAGGTCTGCGATGCTCCTCCCATTTGCTAATTGTGATTGAGTTCATAGATTCTACCCACTCAACAAAGTTGTTCAACACCTCTTGATCGTCTGTGGTGATTTCTACTAACTCCCCTAGCTTTGCCTTTACCACACCATAGGTTGCTCCACTAGGAATACTCTTTACTTCAGACGACAAGTGTAGAAGATGTTGAATAGGAAGCCTGTTCTTTCTTTGAATCTGACTAAACATATCAGTCATAGCTTTGAAGCTATCCCTGTTTTTAATCCTCATCAAGAAAGGGAACTCTTTAACATCCACAGGTTTACCATTGGCATCCTTTGCTTTGTCAAGTGTACACAGACCAAAGATGACTTTAAACCTATCGGTTGCCCTCATCAGGTCTTGTGTTTCTTGTGGCAACGAACTGAAATCTTTAACATAACCTGACGGTCTACCACAGTTGAACCCTCCGTAGTTGTCCTTCAAGTCGCCATTCAAAGACGTTGCCATTACAGTACGCAACATCCGTCCTTCCCCCCCATCAGGCTTCTGATAGTTTTTATCGTAACGCTGAAACTGAAAGCGTTGCATAAACGGACGAATAGTTATCGTATCACTGTAATACACAGTATCATCAGGAAAAGTGACAGAGTACGCTCCTGCTTTGACAATGGCGACTTCCATACTC